TTCTTGGAATTCAGGAAGGCCCGTATCTGGATTTATCGTGCCAGAGCCGCCCATCTTTTTGAGCATGGCTGCTTCACGAGGCGTGATATGCGCCAGGATCGTATCGCGACCGCGACCCTTCTGACGGATGAGTTCAGCCGCAGCCGGTAGATCGGCCTTGAGGATTTTTGCAAGGTTGCTCTTAGCCATTACGTCACCGTCTCGCCGACATCACGCAGAGATTTGTTTTCACCGCCCCAAGCATTCCTTGTTGGCGCTTGACCGCTTTCAGAAGTACCGAACAAAGGCGCACCAGGACTATAGCCGATACCAGGTGCAGCGAATAGGGCTGATCCCAAACCGCTCGTCTGCACACCTTGGCTCAAAGCACCGAGATTATATTGGGTTGCCGGACCCGCCCCAGTTTGAACGGAGGGGGCTATTGCTCGACTTGTGCCGCTATCACCAAAAGCAGCCGACAGACCCGTTCCAAGGGCACCAGACAAGATGGCCGTACCAGTCTCGCCGAGATCTGTAGCTTCTCCGATGCCAGTGCCCAGACCACCAGCTATGCCGCTGATGGCACCGCTTCTAAGTGCTTGATCGAACGGAACACCTCCAGCTAGACCGCCCGCAAGAGTGCCGCCAAATCGGCCCAAGCCGGACGCGATGCCACGACCAACCGCTACAGACCCTCCAACTTCCGGAGGCATATAGTTGGCACCTTGAAGGTCGATGGTCGAAAGACCTGGGCTAAGGGCTTGGCTGACAGCGCCGCTAATACCTGATCCCACACCACCGGAAACAGCGCCCATCAAAGCACCCTTTCCAATGTCACCGCCCTGTACTGCCGCAGAAAGAGCACCCGTGCCAGCGCCAATGATTGTACCACCGACGACACTTGCAACGGTTGTCGATGCTGTAATGCCCGCTGCGCCAAGCGCGGCAGCTCCGACCGTGCTGGCCGTGATGCCGACACTGGATAAGGTGAGAGAGGCTACAACACCGACGGCTGGCATTAGACATCCACCTCAAAGCGATAGGCCGGTGTCATTTGATCTCCCATCATCGTTTGTGATTGAGAGACACGAACAGGCAGCCCGGTTTGTTCGGCTAGTTTAACAAAAGCAGGCGAAGTCGCATAGCTCACCGCTTTTTTATAACCCATCTGACGAAGTGAATTTATGCCAGCCTGATAGCGCTTCACCAAGTCTTGCGGGCTCTCGATAGTGAAAGTATGAAACTCCACTGCCCCAGGTTGGTCTGGCAGAGGCTTCAGCATGAAGACCGTGTTACCAATCTGTAAGAGCTGAACCATGTTGCGCTGCACCATATAGCCAAGTGTTTGCATGAATCGGCTCATATCCTGGCCCGGTGCTTCACGGCGCGCACTTTGCTCAATAATCTCGGCAGAAGTCTTGAGAGCCATCTGAGGAGCTTGAGCTTGGCTTTGAGATTTTTTTGGGGGGGATACGGCCAATAAATCCTTGGAGCGTATCGGGTTAGGTACCATCGGTTCTGCCATTAGCTTATCCCCAGAGCTGCGGCGATTTGCTCATGCACCAAGTAATGCTGAGACAGCCATTCATAGAAATCGTCTTCCCTGCGGAAGTCCGCGTCAAGCATATTAAACGGGTTCGAAAGGCCCAAAACCGACGAAACATAGAGGTGCTCATTTTGGTGAACGAGCAGCCAATCGTCGAAATTGTCCCTATCTACGTCGATTAAGGGGTATGAAGGGGGAGAGAACCCAAGATCCTGTAGCGCATTATTGAATAGCTTATGCTGAAGACCATTCTCGAACAGAAAGTCGTTCAGACTGTCATTATCGTTGAATACGACCGAGGATAGAGCTGCAAAGTTCATCTAACGCCCCTTACACCAGCCCTCACGACGGGCATTATTGACTTTTATCTCACCTATCGTCTGATCCGTGTCTTTTTTTGACCAGGATATGTCCTGCCAAACGTCACAAACCGCTTTATTAGTCGCGGTTGTGGCCGTCAGGCTTGCGCAGCCGGTCAGGGGACAGATCAATAGCACCGCCAGCGCGTATCGCATCTTGAGTTCTCCTTAAAGCGTCCGCTGTAGCCGCCGCTTCGATCTCAGCGATGGCATCAGCCCTGATTTTGTAATAAACGCCAATCGCCAAAGCCAATAAAACAAAGGCGATAGCCACATATCGGCCAAGTGGGGAGAAAAGAAGGGGTATCATAGGCCATATTTCTCCATGTTCTTCTTTCGCCAGTACCAAATGGCCATTCCAAGCCCAACAAATACCACCATAATCAAGAAATTCTTGTTTTGAAGGAGACCCATGACAGTAGCAAAAAGATCATTAGCGTTTTGCACCTGCGAAACGACTTCTTGCGCTGCACCAACAGATCCAAGAGCGCCCACGGCGATGGCTGAGTTGCCCTGCTTACTTTCCATCATGGTTTTTTGAGGAACAGAATCGGGCTCGGTACGGTGATCTTGGCTGTCATGGGGATGATCTTGATGAGCGTTCCACCAAGCACTTTCTGCTTGCCGACGGCGAACAAGACCAGGCAAAACTTTGCCGCCGCCCTTCGTCCATTTTATCAGCTCATCTGGAACAGCGTCAAAATCGCCAGCATTGACCTTCTTGAGCAAGGTGCTTTTCTTTAGATTGTTAACGCCCGCGTTATAAGCAAAGTCCACGAGCACATCAAATTGGTTCTGTGCAAGTTTGACACAAACCATTGATGTTACAGGGATTTCGTATTTCACAAGATCTCGTTTCAGAATTTCATCTGCTTCATCTTGTGTGATTGTCATGCCTTCAGTCACTTCAGGAGATCCCGCTGCTGAAGTGTGTCCGTAGCCAATGGTTAGAATACCGGCGGGACAATGGTAGGCTTTTAGCCTGCAACCTTCAAATTTCTTGAGAAGGTTATCAATACCGCCTTGTGACATTTTCATAATCATTTCCCCCGTTGCTCAAGAATAGAAACGCGCCGATCAAAAGCAGCAAAGCCATTAGCCATTTCGAGTCGAATAGCTGCACGGGCTTGTGCGGCATCAGCCGCCATTTCCATGCGGTTCTTATCTACCGCAGCCATAGACCGTTCGCGATCCAAAGTCATAGCAGCGCGGGACAAAGCGGCTTCCTTTTCCACTTTGGCAATCTGCTCACTCAGATGCTCACGGATTTGGGCCATATCTATGGTCGTGCCCTGAGGAGGGATAGCCTTGTTATCGGCATTTACCACGACGGCAATTTTGGCTTTGAGCTGGATGATTTCGCTGTTTGCCGTCGAGAGCGAGTTCATCAAATAGACGACGCACGAAAACAAGATTGGTATGCCCGCGAAAACTATTTTTTCGACCAGTGCACCTTTGCTGGCGCTGGCCGCGAGCGTCTCTTGTATCTTGGCTGTCTCTGCACTCATTTGTCAGCCTTTCGATCTAGCTTCTCGAAGATCTGCTTGGCAATGTCTTTGAGTTCTTTGATGTCCTGGCGATAGTCATCTTTGTGAACATAGCTCACATGGACTTCGCTCTGGAAGTCACGCATCTCGGCCTGCAAGTCTTTAATGGCGTCCCAAATAACTTTGAGCACCCAGCCGATGACTGCTCCAAAACCACCAGCAATCATGTTGATGACATCTTGAGACATTATCACACCGCATAATAAGGGACTTTGACAACCACGCCGTTGAGATCGACCTGGATGTAGCCAGCCGGAACCAAAGGCAAGCTAGATGTGGCAAAAGTCGCATTAGCTGCGGTGGTTGCCGTCAAGTTTGTTGTCTCAACATTGATGCTCCCCCCCGTGATCGAAACATTGTTCGAATTCTGAGTTGACATTGTGCCAAGGCCACTAACTTGCGTATTAGCAATGGCTATCGGCGTCGAGACCGCGTTCGTAGTACGGCCCTGCGCGTCAATCGTGACAACTGAGACGGCACTTGCATTACCATAAACCCCAGCCGTGACGGCGGTGTTAGCAAGCGCAATAGTTCCGCTACTGGTGATTGGTCCACCAGTAAGCCCGGTTCCTGTATCAATTTGTGTGACAGTACCACTGCCACCACCACCGCCGCCGCCGCCGCCTGCTACCTTCAGCATGGTTCACCTCACAGGCCGTCTCCGGGAGTAATGTAGATCGTTGCCGTACCGCTCGACGTAACGCCCGTAAAGTAAGCATTAGGAACGAAGGTAAGGATTTCATCTGTGTTAGGCAGAAGCGGGAATGCAGGCGCAGTGTTAGACACCACAACAGCATTGTTGGCCGCGTCTGAAGCAGTCGTTCCATAGCCCAAGAACACTGTCACGGTGCCCGCGTTAATGATGCGATACTGATTGCCGCCAAGCGTTGTTGAGGCACATTGCACCGCAGTTGGCGCAGTTCCAGCCGCCAAAAACGTCACTGTATTGCCAGTCTTGGTAAAAGCGTTAATTCCCATTTATGCCTCCTGATTTGGCATAAGAACCCAAGACTGAGTTGCCTCATCCCAATAGTACATTTTTCCATCGTTCGGATAAGGAACAGGCGCTTCCCACTGAAACGTGTTGGTGTTCAACAACCATGACGGATAGGGCTTAGGAGCAATGAACGCGCCATTAGGTTGAGCAACAGGCTCAAACGTGTAGCCAATGCCCGCGTAGTTATAACGGAAGTTAGCGTTGTAAGACGTTTGAGCCCATTTAGTGTCAGCGCCAAAAAGAGACTGACAAAACGCAATTCCAACGGGCTCGCTCTCTGGAAAGGGCAAGTTGTTGATTGTGTCGTTGCTAACGACAATCACCTGAAGGACTATGCTGTGTTCGTCTAGCTGTGCGAAGTGAGCCATGATCCCCTCTTAGAACGTGATGCTGCCAGAGCCAGTCCACTTGTATGTGCGCCAGCCTCCAGAAACCGTGATTGTTGGAGAGCCAGTTGTTGATGCGGCTGCCGAATATGTATCTGGGTAACGAATAATAACCACACCAGAACCACCAGCGTTATAACCACCACCGCCGCCGCCAGTATTTGCGGTTCCTGCTGTTCCACCAGATGCGTTAAGCGCTCCATTGCCGCCGCCGCCCGTGCCGCCTGTTCCGGCAGCCACACTACCGTTAGCACCACCGCCGCCCGCATAATACGTTCCTGACGAAGCAGGCCATTCTGAACCAGCGCCACCATTTCCACCTGTACCGCTCGCACCATTAGACCCGCTCGCGCCCTTGCCGCCTCCCCCGCCCCCAGCAAAGCCGCCTGTTGAAGAACCGTTGCCGCCAGAGTTGCCTTGCCCTGATGTTCCAGCAGCGCCACCACCTGAGCCACCATCAGCACGATCCCCGCCGCCCGAACCGCCAGATGTGTTTGCTTGGTTATTACCAGCAGCACGCCCGCCTCCGATTGAAGTCAATGAGAGTGCTGAAGAGTTAGATCCGTTGGTAGTTGTTGAACCACCAGCGCCAACAGTAATTGTGTAGCTTGTTCCAACAAATGTTGACGATGTTCCTGTCAACATACCTCCAGCACCACCGCCTCCGGGAAGATCTCCTCCAAAGCCACCAGAAATACCAGACCCGCCTCCACCAGCAACGATGGCATATTCGACAGGAATTGCTGGAGTTAAGTTGCCAGATGCAGTGAATGTGTGAATGGTATTTCCACCAGACGATGTGACATTGCCGCCACTAAATTGCTGCGAGCCGGGATAGCTAATGATGACAATGCCGGATCCGCCTGAACCATTTCCAACACCGGCACTTGTTGCAGCGCCGCCACCCCCACCACGATTAGCTGTACCCGCATCACCAGCGTTACCACCTCCTCCAGTTCCGCCTGTTCCTAGAGCACCTGTGTTGTTGTACTGAGAACCTCCGCCGCCGCCAGCATAAGTTACTGATGAACCACTAATGCTTGATGCAGTTCCATTACCGCCATTTCCAGCAGTCGTTGATGTGCCCGCTACACCAACTGCACCAGCACCGCCGCCACCACCACCGCCACTTGCTGATCCAGTATAAGTTCCACCATCGCCACCATTGTTACCTTGACCAGACGTACCAGCACCACCTGTAC